GAATCGACTTACCAGTCGGGTCTCAGACAGTGAGGTAAAAATCTACTAATGTAGCAATGCCCCTTACTTGTTGGTACACATTAATCCAACCTCCCATCCTCTCTAAATAATGAGAAACAAAATCATGAACAGAGGAAAATTAAAAGTTTTAATTATGGCTCTTAAAGAAGTCGTAGAAGAGTTGGAGTCTGAGATTTATTCAGATGTAGAAGCATATCAACCAGTACCTGTGGGAGAGTACGATGAAGTTTTTGATGACGATGATGGTTATCCTGATTAAAATATGACCGTTAAATTTATTAGCATCACACCTGATGCAGAAAAAACAATGGCATATATTGCCAGAGTATCTAACCCAAAAAATCAGGACAATGAAAATTTCTCTGGTTTATTGAGGTATTGTATTAAGCATCAGCATTGGTCTGTGTTTGAGCAATCCTCTATGACATTAGAGATTGAAACTACTAGAGGAATTGCTGCACAGATTTTAAGGCATAGAAGTTTCACATACCAAGAGTTTAGTCAGAGGTATGCTGACAGTAATCTTCTAGGTAATATTGAATTACCTGAACTTCGGAGACAGGATAGTAAGAACAGACAGAATAGTATTGATGACTTAGAACCAGAGATGGTTGAGAAGTTTAATAGACAGATGAATACTCTGTTCAGTTCTGCTTTTGGTTTGTATAATCAAATGTTAGAAGCAGGAATAGCAAAAGAATGTGCGAGATTTGTACTTCCACTTGCTACACCAACTAGGATTTACATGACAGGTTCATGTCGTTCTTGGATACATTATATTAACTTACGTTCTGCACACGGAACACAAAAAGAACATATGGATATTGCTAATGCTTGTAGGAAGATTTTTATAGAACAATTCCCTACTGTATCTGAAGCACTTGAGTGGGACTAAATAATCCTAAATCTTATTTTATTGATATGGCAACATACCCTGTTATTAACAAAGAAACTGGTGAACAGAAGGAAGTTAAGATGAGTATCCATGTTTGGGATAAGTGGAGAGACGATAATCCTGATTGGGAAAGAGATTATTCTGATCCTTCTACTATGCCTGGTTTGGGTGTTGAGGTTGGTGAGTGGAAGGATAAATTAGTTAATAAGAATCCTGGATGGGGTGAGGTATTAAAGAAAGCTGAAAAGTCTGGAGGTATCTCTGGAAGACTAGCTAGAAGAGGATCTTATGAATCTTCAACTCAATCTGCCTTTGATGTAGAATAATTAACATGCCATCTAAATCAAAAACTCGTAAGCCAGTTGTTCCATATGGAATGAGTAATAAGCAAATGAAAAGAAAGAAACCAATTAATACGGACTTGATGAGGAAAATTACTCCTCTAACTCCAAACCAAGAAGAATTATTTCGATGTTATGAGAACAACCAGAACTTAGTAGCATATGGTTGTGCTGGAACTGGTAAGACATTTATAACTCTTTACAATGCACTTAAAGATGTATTGGATCCTAAGACTCCTTATGAGAAGATTTATATTGTAAGGTCACTTGTATCTACAAGAGAAATTGGATTCCTACCAGGTGATCATGAGGATAAGTCTTCACTCTATCAGATACCATATAAGAATATGGTGAAGTATATGTTTGAGATGCCATCAGAATCTGACTTTGAAATGCTCTATGGAAATCTTAAAGCACAAGGAACTATTTCCTTCTGGAGCACTTCATTTATTCGTGGTACAACATTAGATAAAGCAATTGTAATCGTAGATGAATATCAAAACTTGAACTTTCATGAACTTGATAGTATAATAACAAGAGTAGGTCAAGACTCTAAGATTATGTTCTGTGGTGATGCCACTCAATCAGATCTTGTTAAAACTAATGAGAAGAATGGTGTGATTGATTTTATGAAGATCCTTCGTATCATGCCTTCAGTTGATATTATTGAATTTGGAGTCGAAGATATTGTTCGTTCTGGATTTGTGAAAGAATACCTACTAGCTAAAATGGAAACTGCTATGTGATATGTCTCATACGACAATCCACTATATTAATGTCAATCATAGACAATTTGATGATTCGTTAACTAGACAAAGTGATTTGGATGATGACCGTTTTGTTTACAGTCAATGTCCTGTTTTTAATCATAAAAGTAGTAGAATTTTTTTAGGTATATCCCCTATTGATTTTAAACTTAGGATCAATAGAACATCTAATCATAATCATATTATTTGTAGTGATGCTAAACAATTGGAAGGGGATGATGCTCATATTAATTCACCAAGACCTGTTTTTCAATTAAAGTTTCCAAGATATGTATTTTGGACTCATGATGATAATGTTTGGTTTGAATTTAATGACCACCCCATGACAGCATTGAATAATAATTTTGTTGCTGTTGGTGGTTGGTTTAATCTATCTAATTGGTCAAGAGGTTTGAGTCTTGCAATTACACTTGTGGATGAAAGAAAACCTGTTATAATAAGGAAGGGAGATCCTCTTTTTAGAGTGTCTTTTTATCCTCCTGATTTAAATGATGGTATTGTTTTGAAACAAGAAATGGATCCAAATAAAATAGATTATATTTGGAAGGAGTATAGTAAGAAACAAGATGAAGGCCAAGCTGATAAAAGATGGAAACCTAAATTGTTCTCTCAGACTGGTGAAAGTAAATGTCCTTTCAGTTTTTTATTTAAATGATTTTTGAACATTGTAATCACTTAGGTGATATTGAATTAGAAAAGAAAGAAACACCAGGATGTAGACTTTATCAACTCCCTGATGGTAGTTGGGTTCCTTCTATTACTTCAGTAACTTCCTTCTATAATCGTGAGATCTTTGTTAAGTGGAGACAAAGAGTTGGTATAGAAGAAGCTAATCGCATCACAAAGAAAGCAACTACTCGTGGAACTGATTTCCATGAAGCAGTAGAAGTTTATATGAGGAATAATGAAATAGATTGGGAGCAGTTTAGACCTGCTACTAAGTTCATGTTCCATCATGCTAAACCATATTTGGACAAGATAAATAACATACATGCTATAGAAAGAACTCTTTACTCTGAGTACCTTGGTCTTGCAGGTAGAGTTGATTGTATAGCAGAGTATGAAGGTGAACTAGCAGTCATAGACTTTAAAACGTCTGAGAAAATTAAACCTGAGAAGTGGTTAGAAAACTACTTTGTTCAGGAAACTTTTTATGCTGCTGCTTACTACGAACTAACTGAAATCCCTGTCAAAAAACTTATCACTATTATGGTAACTCCTGGTGGTGAAGTGAAAGTATTTGACAAACGAAACAAAGGGGATTATATTAAATTATTAGTTCGGTATATAAAGGAATTTGTATCTCACAATACTAGGAGAGAGAATGGAGAATGAACTAGAAAAGGTGTTGAAGAGTAAGTTCTTCTCCTCTGCAGGTTTTGCACAAGAAATTGAAACTCTAGTGCAGGTAAATAAAGACATGAATTACATTGATGCTATCATTCATTTTTGTGAAAAGAATAGTATTGATTTGGAATCAGTGCCTAAACTTATTCCTAAACCTTTAAAGGAAAAGATTAAGTATGAAGCATCAGAACTTAATTTCTTAAAACGTAGTTCACGAGCAAAGTTACCACTATGACAGAACCCGATGACAATCCTTTTTGGGGTGAACCAACTCCAACTGATCTTTGGGACGACATGAAGAAACTTGATGCCCTTTATGAAGAACTTGATTGGGATCATAGAGATTACCTAGAGTTTACTATAGAAGATAATCACATTACTATTAGAAATAAATCTAGAGAAGGCAGGTAAATGATGCCCTTTGATGCATACCGATGCTATTTGTCATTAAAAAATCACTTTACTAAAGACCACTACGATTACATTAAATATCGTGGTAAAACCAGAGCAACAGTCCAAGCCTTTTATAAGAGGAAGGATAGGTTTTGGTTTGAAAAGTTTGCAAGACAGAAGAATGATAAAGAAGTAGAAGAGTTCTTTGTTTCTAATTTTATATACTCTACTGATCCAGCAACAATGTGGATT